GGGGGGCAACCCCCTTTATATAAAACTTAACAATATGCCAAATTTATGTGCCTCTTTGGAGGAGATTGCAAAATCCTGCTCCAATAATAGTGGGGGAATTTACCAGGTGTGGATAGTACCACAGGATAGTATTGATGTAGTTACTACAAATACAACTTATCCTGATTGGGAGGTAACTGCTATTACTTTGTCACCTGCTCCACCGACTACAACTTTTACTAGTTTTTTTATCCGTAGAAATACATCAAACTATACAGAAGAGCAAGCTGCTGATTTAATCAATGGTTCTACTTTTGTTACTCAGACTCTTAACCTAGTATTCCACAGAAGAGAGATGGCTAAGTCTCATGCACTTAAGATACTTGCATCAGGTCAGCAATACCTTGCAGCTGTAGTTTTAGATGCTAACGGCCTGTATTGGTACTTCCCTTACTTGCAGATGACTGCAACAGGAGAGGGATCAGGAGTAGCTAGAGCTGATGGTTCTAAGTACACTGTTACCCTGGTAGCTGAGAATGAATTTTTAGCTTATGAGGTTAATTTGCTTAACCCTGCTGCTTACACTACTTTAGGTTTAGTTTAAGGTAAACTCCTAAGAAAATTAGCCCTGCAGATTGTGGGGCTTTTTTTATTTATAATTATTTTCAACCTATCATACAATATAGTTATGATATACATTGAACAGGGAGTGATTAATCAGGTGGTGCTAACCTTAACAGAGGTTACAACTGTACCCACCCCTCACTATCTTTTTGCATTTACGAATGAATTTAACACTCTTTCAACCACACAGCTATTCACTACTGCTGACACTAGCCTGTACCCTGAGAGATACAATCTTTTCGTACTCAATGAGCCTGTAGATATCATTTTAAAGCAAGGGCAGTTTATTTATCAGATTTATCAAAGCTCAGTACCCTATGTACTACCTTTAACTATTGCACAAACTACAGGAGTAGTGATAGAAGAAGGTAGAATGGTGGTAAGTGGGCCAGTAGGCACCTCAATATACGATTAATTATGGCATGGTATAGTAACTTTTTTAAGAAAGAGAGCACAGCTCCTGAAGTGGTAGAAGGATACCAATCCTTTAGCACCCCATTTATGCCTGTAGGACCAGGCAACCTTACACTACCTTATGTAGATAGTAGGTACTCTGCTAATATGTGGATAAATTTCGGAGCTGACAACTTGTACCCTAGTATGCTTAATCAGATGTACTACGCTAGCCCCTTACATGGTGCTATAGTGGACTTTAAGACTAATGCAGTTATAGGTGGAGGTTTTGCTCTTATGACTGATCTACTTACTACTGTTGAAAAACTAGAGCTTTATACTTTTGAGCGTAAAATTAATCTTAAGCATATTGTCAAGGCAGTAACTAAGCAGTTAATTATACACAATAGGGTGTACTTTAGGATATGTTACGGACCAGGTAAAAAGATTAGCAGGATAGAGAATATAAGCCCTGAAAAAGTGAGAGTAAGTGCAGATAAGAAGATGTATTTTATTTGTGATGATTGGTCACGTAGGATAGGCATCCAAGAGATTAAGCCATACCACATAGCTAACACTGATTATGAGCAACTTTACTGCTATGAGATTAAGTCTATTGGGCAGGACCACTATTCTCTACCCCAGTACAGCTCCTGTCTAAATTTTGCATTTTTGAGTGGTGAGCTTTCGTATTTTGCTAAAAGCAATATACAAAATTCTGTTTTCCCTTCATTTGCTATGATGTTCCCTAAGAGGCCACAATCAGAAGAAGAGAAGCACATGATCAAGGAAACTATTGACAGGATGAAAGGAGCAGCCAATGCAGGTAAAGCTGTGGCGTTCTTTGCAAACTCTGCTGAGCAACTTCCTAAGATAGAAGCAATGCCTACTAATGGTAATGATAAACTTTTTCAAGAGGCATCACAGCTTAACACAGAGCAGATATGCTTTGCTCACACTATAGATCCTATCTTAATGGGAGTACGTACCACAGGAAGCCTTGGAGGTGGTGCAGATATTAAGCAGGCTTATGTGATATTTGAAAAGAATGTAGTAATGGAACTACGCAGCTGTGTTGAGCATATCTTCAACGAACTACTAACCATCTCCAAAATACCTGCTGATTTCACTATCAATAACTTTCAGGTAATAGATGAGTCAATCGTAGAGCTAGAGGGTGATGCTTCCAGGATCAACAATTTAATAAGTGCTATGCACCCTACTGTTGCTCAAAAGATACTAGATAATATGACACCTAATGAGATACGAGCTCTAGCTGATTTACCTCCACTTAATAACACCCCTGCATAATGCTATACTTTATCACAGAAACTTACTTAAAGGTAAACACCCCTATAACTGCTAATGTGGATGTAACAGATGTTACACCTTATATTGCTACTCAGGCAGCTTTAAGGATACAGCCTATTTTAGGCACTACTTTCTATAACTATTTGCTAGGGCAGTACAATAATACCTTACTAACCCCTAATGAGATCCTGCTTGTAGAATTTATACAGCCAGTGATAGCTTGGAGATCTGCAGAGGATGCAGTTTTCGGTTTGACTTACCAACTAAAGAACAAAGGACTACAAACACAGTCAGGTGATTACTCTGCTAGTGTATCACGTAATGAGGTAGCCTTCGGTATGGAGCACTATGCACAAAAAGCTAGTTTCTTTGAGCAGAGACTTATCAGATGGCTGCTAACTAACAGAGCACTGTTCCCTATCTTCATATCTACCACTAACATGGATACTGATCTTAGGCCAATGTTTAATAACTGCTCATGCATCACCCAATGGCAAACAACTTGCATAGGGATGTGTGGTAACTTCAGAGAAAATGGATATAACAACTCTATCTTAATACTCTAATGAAAGTACAGTTAGTTATTCTTTTATCCTCAATTCAAAAATATATAATACAACTTTTAGCAGTGGTATCAGCGTTCTTTTTGCCTATATCAGGTATACTTTTTTTGATTGGCTTTGCTATTTTGGTGGATACTATTACAGGGATATGGAAGGCTAAAAAACTTAAGATAAAAATTACATCGAGAGGGTTGAGTGCTATTGTGTCTAAATTATTTCTATATGAGGTGGCTGTTATTCTTACCTACTTAATAGATAAGTTTATATTAAATGATATCCTCTTACAATTCTTCTCAGTACCTTTGATGCTCACTAAGATACTATCCCTAGTGCTAGTCAGCATTGAGGCTATCTCTATCTCAGAAAATTATAAGGCAGTGAAGGGGATAGATATATGGTCAGCACTTAAAAATTTACTACAGCGTTCTAAAGAAATAAAAGGAGACATAGATGGAGTTAGATCTACAAAAGATAGTACAGGAGAGGCTGGATAGTAACCAGTACAATCACGAAGAGCACCCAAAGAGACAGATATACCTACACCATACTGCAGGAGGACCATCAGCTGTAAATGTGGCTAAGTTTTTTAATAGTCAGCAGGGAAAGGTAGCTACTGCTTTTATCATTGGTGCTAAGGGTACAATAGTGCAGTGCTTTAGCTCTAAACATTGGGCCTATCACCTGGGCCTTAAGGAGGATATATTCAATGAGGCAAAAGTTTCCTATCAAAGTTTAGATAAGATTAGCATAGGTATAGAGATCTGTAACTATGGGCCACTTACTAAAAGAAACGGATACTACTACAACTATCTTAATGCAAGGGTAGACTATACAGAGGTTGAATTTCTAGCTACTAAGTACAAAGGGCATATCTATTGGCAGAAGTATACAGATGCACAGATAGAGAGCACTCGGCAGCTGCTAGTGTACCTGTGTGATACTTATAAGATACCTCGCACTTACTATGCTAGCATATTTGATATAGATAAGAGAGCACTGCAGGGTGATCTTGGTATATTTACCCATAATTCAGTAAGGAAGGATAAGAGTGATATATATCCCTGTCCTAGAATGATAACAATGTTAGAGAACCTATGAGACACTTACTACCCATTCTGATACTATCCCTACTATATAGCTGTTCAGACGCTAAGAAAGCACAATACCACTATAAGAAGGCACTCAAGTATGGCCTAAGTATAGCAAATGATACTATAAAGATTAGTACTATAGATAGTT